AGACATTAACCCTATATATTCTAAGGATTTGGCGGAACTGGCGCGAACTGGCCACGATATGCCGCGATTGGTTACGACCACCGCTAGTGGTCAAAAATCGGCTGTAATCGAAATTGGGGATTTTGCGAAAGAGGTACTAGGCGTAGACCTAATGCCGTGGCAGTTAAACATTTTGCATGGTTTAACGTCTATGGATAGCAACGGCGACTACTTGCACCGTGTCGGCCTTGTGTCTGTAGCTCGACAAAACGGTAAAACGGTTGCTATTGCGTCGCTTGTCGGTTGGTGGCTTACTACGCAGGGGAAAGCGCGCGGCCAGGCGCAAACGGTTATTACTGTCGCACACAAACTTGATTTGGCTACCGCGTTGTTTACTTATCTAGCGCCAATACTAGAAACTAAATTTGGTGCCCACGTGTCGTGGTCATATGGGCGCATGGTTTTAACAATGCCTGATAACAGCGTATGGTTTCCACGTGCGGCCACGCCTGCAGCTGGTCACGGTTACAGCGTTGACCTAGTGGTAGCCGATGAAGTTTGGGATATTTCGGAAGCGGCCATAGACGAAGGTTTATTACCGTCGCAACGTGCGCGCAAAAACCCGTTGTTTGTAATGATGTCTACAGCCGGTACGCAAGATAGTAAAGCAATGTTGCGTTGGCGCGAACAAGGGTTAAGGGCTATAGATAGCGGCGAACAAACTAAATTATATTTTGCCGAATTTAGCCCTAGCCCGTCTATGGATTTAATGACGCCCGAAGCCTGGGCGTACGCAAACCCAGCGCTAGGCCATACGTTAGAAATGGAAGTAATCGAGGCAGAAAGCGAAGCGCCAAACCGCAACGCCTTTTTACGTGCGTCGGTTAACACGTGGACAGCAACACAAAACGGCTGGCTAGAACCTGGCGTATTTGAAGCGTTGCAATCCGACGAACCTATACCGCCTGGCGGCGTGTTAGCTATCGAAGTAGACATAGACGGCGCGCTATATGTCGGCGTTAGGGCCGTACAAGTAGGGCTAAAAACAGCGGTTAAGGTTGCGTTTGTTGCCGGCACACTTGCCGAAACGTGGCGCCTAGTTGAAACCGAAATAGCGTTAGCGCCAACGTTGCGCGTAGCAATAACGCCAGGCCTAGAAATACATTTACCGCCAAATATGGAACGCCGTAAAACCATTGTTGGCTACCGCGAATTACTAAAATGGACTAGCCCAGTAAAAAATATGATTATAGAAAACCGTATATACCACCACGGCGAAAACCAGTTAATTGAACACGTCGAGCGCGCCGTACTTATAAAACACCAAGGCAGCGTTGCCCTGTCGTCTACGCGTAGCCCTGGGCCTATTACGTTGGCTAGGTGCATGGTTTGGGCTGCAGCGTTGGCGTCTAAACCGCAGCTTGTCGGCAAACCGTTAGTAGTTGCGCTAAACCGCTAATGTTGTAGTGGCACTATCCGCGACGGCTTACCTTTTCGTCGGGAAAAGAATAGACCGCTTCACCGTGGGTAGTGCCACCAAACTTTTAACAGATATGGCAGACTAAACGCATGGCGTTATTTAACAAGGTCAACAAGGCCGCTATAGGTACTACCGTTAAAGCGGCGGCTAGTGGTTCAAATGTTGGCGCGTCACAACTCGATAACTTTTATGCGTTTACCCAGGGCGCAACCCGCCAACGTGCTATGGCCGTGCCGGCTATTACTAGGGCGCGCGATTTGTTGGCGTCAGTTATTGGCTGTACGCCGTTGTCAATGTATAACGAAATGTGGAACCCTGTAACGCGCGAACTTGAACAAATTCAAATTGCCCCGCGCGCTTGGACACGTCAATTAGACCCGTCGTTACCAAATAGCACAACGCTTGCATGGTTATTTGACGATTTGTTTTTTACCCAGCGAGCTTTTTTGTACGTCACCGAGCGCGATAGTACGGGCTACCCTAAGTCGTTTCAACGTATGCCTAGCGCTATGGTTTTAACACAAGACCAGGCAGGCCCTGTATTTTTTGCGCCGTCTAAACAAATAATGTTTAGTGGTTTACCTATTGACCACCGCGACGTAGTGCAATTTATTAGCCCAATACAAGGTTTACTTTTTACTAGCCCTAACGCTGTTTTGACATCACTAAAGCTCGAGCAGGCAAGGCTACGCAACAGTTCTAGTTTGCTTCCTACGGGCGTATTGCGGCAGGTGGCGGGCGAGCCTTTAAGCGCCGAGGAATTGCAACAGCTGGGCCAGTCGTTTGAAACTGCCAGGCTTACAAATTCCGTGGCTGTTCTTAACGAATTTGTTACGTACACAGAAACAAACAGCGACGCAAGTAAACAAATGTTAGTTGCAGCTAGTGAATACCAAGCGCTAGAAATTGCGCGCCTAGCAAACTGCCCGCCGTATCTTTTGGGCGTCGCCACGGGAAGTTACAGTTACCAAAACAGCACTCAAGCGCGCCAAGATTTGTATATGTTCGGCGCCAAATTGTTTATGGATTGCATAGCAGAAACGCTAAGTATGGGTAACGTTTTGCCCCGTGGTACGTATTGTAAATTCGAAATATCGGATTATTTAAGCGAGACCTATCTATCCGAATATGACACACCCGCAGAAGTTGAAGAAGTAGGAGTAATGCCAAATGCTTAAATTAGTTCAACAAGATTTAAAGATTGACGCAGCCGAACCTAACGGTATGCCACGCCGAACCCTTGCCGGTCTAGCGTTGCCGTACAACGTCGAGGCAACAGTAAACGACGGCACAAAAGTAATGTTTATGCCAGGCAGTTTAAACGCAAGCGAAAAAATGCCAAAAATGTATTTAAACCATGACAGCACCAAGGCCGTAGGAATTGTTACAAGTTTGGTAGATACGCCTGGCGGCATGATGTACGAGGCTCGCATTAGCGAAACGGCTTTAGGCAACGAGGCGCTGGTATTGGCAGCCGACGGCGTACTAGACGCGGTAAGCGTTGGCGTTAACCCAACCCGTTTTAGTTACGACGAAAAAGGCACAATGATTATAGAAAGTGCCGATTTCCAAGAATTATCGTTAGTGCCTTACGGGGCTTTTGCGGGCGCGTCAGTAGACCGCGTAGCAGCGTCGCAGGGTATCCCACAAGACGAACAAGAAGTAGATAATATAGAAACCGAAACACCTAACGAGGAGTTAGACACCATGACACAGCCAACAGAAACCCCAGCCGTTATCGAGGCCGCAAGCGTAGCCCCTGTTATTTACGCACAGCCCCGCGCTTTTAAATTGCCAAGCGCAGCCGAGTTTATTTCGGCCATGACGCAAGGCGGAAACGTACTTGCAGACATGAACGCAAAAATTCAAGCTGCAGCGCCAAACATCACTACCACCGATACGCCAGGTATTTTGCCCGAAATTATTACTGGCAGCGTGTACGACGGACTTAACCCTATTAGGCCTTTTGTTACAGCAATTGGAACGCGCGCTATGCCAGGTGCAGGCGCAACATTTCGCCGCCCAAAAATTACTGTACGGCCAACAGTTACAGAACAACCAACAGGCCAACTAAACGCGCTTGACCCGTCGACTGTCACCGTGTCCAACACGGATATTTCTAAACTTACTTTTGGAACATTTGTGACCATGTCCGAACAAGATATGGACTGGACAGACCCAAATTCGGTAAATATCGTTTTGAACCAGTTAGCAATCGCCTACGGCCAAGCCACCGACAACTACGCCGTAGATACTTGCTACGCCGCCATTGTGCAATCGGAAACCGTCACCGATAAAACAAAGCCTGGCGACTGGCTCGCAGCAATTTACGGCGCGGCTTACCAAATTTCAAGCACAAGCAACTACCTGCCAACCCATTTCGTAGTTGACCCTACGACTTGGTACCGCTTGGGTAAATTGACTTCAACAGACGGAACCCCAGCGTTTCCATTTGTTGGCGCGCCAAACATGATGGCTATGAACGCCCTGGGCACACAGTCCGCGACGTCATGGAACGGCACCCCACTTGGGTTGACTTTAGTAGTTGACAAGAACATGGCCGCCGATACAGCCTTTATAGGTCATGCTGCAGGTAACGCTGCTGGTTTTGAATTTTATGAGCAGCAGAAGGGCGCCATTTCAGTTGACGTACCTAGCACCCTGGGCCGCACTATTGCATACCGTGGTTACGCTGCCGCTTTCATGGCAGACGCAACCAAGTTCTGCAAACTGGTTTAACCGAAAGGCGGCCTAACCGCCATGACGCAGGTATATCAAGTAGCGCATAAAACGCTATTAGACAATTACGCAGTTTTAGAAACGCTTACACCTAACGAAGTTTACGTAGGCGCGTCTATTGTTATTGCAGGCGTTGACGCAACTTTTAACGGTACCTACACCGTTTACGCTGTACCCGAATATTTGTTTATTGGCGTAGACGACGAGGGCGATTTACTTTTTAATTATGAGGTGCCCGTACCGTTTCAAATTTTGTACGCAAAAACAGCGGCAGACGTTACGCGCACGACGGCAACGGGAACCGTAACGCTGGGTACTATTGCTTGTACTTGGGTTACAGCCGGACAGATTGAGGACTGGCTAGGTATTGGCACCGCGTCGGCACTCGATACAACTTTTCTTACACAATGCGCGGCAGCTTCAAACGCTTTTTGTTTTCAACGACGTTTAGAAAGCGGCTACATAGACCAAAAAGCAACAAGCCCAAGCGACAGCGTCACCCTGGGCACTATTGCCTATGGTGGTTTTCTGTATCGACAGCGTGGCGCGGTAACAGATTTTGCCAGTTTTGACGGCCTGCCTGCAGGTAACAGCGTCGGCTTGTCGCCAATGATTAAACAACTTTTAGGTATTCCACGCCCGCAGGTTGCCTAATGCCTGTTGCTTTTACAGACCTGTTTAATGAGGCGCTAGACGACTTAGCAGCCTCTTTAACGACCATTACAGGGCTACAGGTAGTTACAGACCCCCGAAACCTTGTACCGCCTTGTGCGTTTATAGACGCCCCTACGTTTACCGTGTATTCAAACAACGTCGTAGAAATGACTTTTCCAATACGCATAATTACGCTGGGGCCTGGCAACCTTGACGCGCAACGGTCACTACTTAACTTGGCTAGCAAGGTCATTACTAAAAAAATTGGCGTAACCGACGGGCGCCCAACTATTGCGCTAATTGGCGGCAGCGAATTACCCGCCTACGATTTGACCATAACCCTACAAACCCAGGCAACCGCCTAAGATAGGTGCAACATGAAATACGAAATAGTCAGCCCCCGTATCGGTACACCCGGCGACACTTACGAACCAGTAGACGGCGTTAATGTCGACGCGCTGGTAGCAGGCGGTTTTATTATTCAATCCCCCACGACAGCGCCAAAAGGTGCTAAAACTAAGACAGACACAAACAAGGAGTAAACCCAATGGCTACCAGTACTTATTTATCATCACCAAACGTAACCGTTAATAGCGTTTCGCTGCAGGACCAATGCCACGGCCTTACTTTTACGCGCACTATTGAAGCCCTAGAAAGTACCGCGTTTGGTTCAGGTTCCCGCGTTTATACCGCAGGCCTAGAAAACTCTACGTTGTCGCTTGACTTGTACCTATCGTTTGCAGCTTCCGAAACTTACGCAACGCTTAAATCGTTGGTCGGTACACAAACAACCGTTTCTTGGTCATCAAGCGCAACAAGCCCAGGCACCGCAACCAATCCAACCATGACCCTAACCGGGGCGTACTTGGAGGCCCTACCATACGAAATGGCCCTGGGCACCCTTGGCCAAATTTCGGTGGTTTTCACCGGCGGGGTTTATAGCGTCGTAGAAGTTTAATTAACCGCCTGAAAAGGCCCGACACAAAAGGCAGACAATGAAACTTACGCTAAAAGTAGAAACAGCCGACACCGCCTATGAGGTGGTAACAAACCTGTACGTAATAATTTTGTGGGAACGCAAATTTAAACGTAAAGCGTCAGACATGGCGTTAGGTATTGGCGTTGAGGATTTAGCATTTATGGCGTATGAGGCGTCTAAAATAAATAAAATTGTTGTTCCTAGCGAATTTGATACGTTCGTAAAAGGACTTACGAATATTGAAGTAGTCGATACCGAGACCGCAAACCCCATTTAAGGGGCACCCACGCGCGCCAGTTGTGCGAACTACTGGTAGCGATTTCGTGGTGGCCCCCGTCTATACCTTTTGACATAGACGATTTGGCTACCGTCGTTGCTGTATTATCAGACAACAACAAGCAACGAAAGTAACCGCTATGGCCATATCAACAACAATGGATATTTACGGCGTTAAACAAGCGGTAGCAACCCTTAAAGAAATTGAACCCGAATACGCTAAAGAAATGTTAAAGAAAGTTAAACAAGCGGGCGACCCTGTTTTAGTAGCTGCACGTTCTTTAATCCCTACTAAACCACCGTTAAGCGGCATGGGGCGCGGCAACCTTATTAAAGGCCGTGAAGGTACGAAATGGTCTAGCGATATGGCTAGCGCTGGGTTTAAAATTATGACCAACCGCAGCGGCAAAAAAGAACGCAGCGTAAAGTTTAAATCGGGTGAAGTAGTTGACTTTAAAGCACAACCGTACCAGTTGTTAAGCCTTAGACAAAAAGACGCTGCAGGCGCTATTTGGGACCATGCAGGCGCTAAAACCCGTGGCGCGTTTGTACGCAACCTAGAGGTAGGCGGTTCATTTAATCCACGCGCTAGCGAACCCGCTGTAGACATCGCACGCCCGGCAGTCGAAGCCGTTGTAGTTGACATTGTGGCCGAAGTTATGGCGATGACAAACCGAAAACTAGAGGTTAATTATGGCAATTAACATACCGATTATTACGTCGTTTAACGGCAAGGGCGCCGAAGCCGCCATAAAAGAATTTCAAAATTTAACTAAAGCGTCAGATAAAGCGGCGTTCGCTATAAACAAAATGGCGGTACCTGCCGCTATAGCGTTTGGTGCCATTGTTACAGGCGGTTTTAAAGCTGCACAAGCCGCAAGCGACTTTAACGAAACTATAAATAAAACAAACATTATTTTTGGTGAAGCGTCTACCGAAATAAAAGCGTTTGCAGATACAGCAGCACAAGCATTGGGTTTATCTAAACAAGCCGCGTTAGACGCTGCAGGTACTATGGGTTCGTTTGGTAAAGCCGCAGGGTTAGCAGGTACAGACCTATCTAACTTTTCTACGCAAATGGTCACATTATCGGGCGACCTAGCAAGTTTTCACAATGCCAACCCTGCCGACGTAGCTCTAGCGTTGGGCGCCGCATTACGTGGCGAAAGCGAACCAATACGAAAATACAACGTTTTACTAAACGACGCAGCGGTAAAAGCCCAGGCTATGAAAATGGGTTTATATGACGGAAACGGCGCGTTAGACGCACAAGCAAAAATCTTGGCTACGCAAAAACTTATTTTGCAACAGACAACAGACGCGCAAGGGGATTTTGGCGAAACCGCTGGAAGTGCAGCAAACCAGCAACGCATATTAGCAGCCCAAGTAGCCAACGCTAAAGTATCTATAGGGCAAGCGTTTCTACCGATACTTGAAGCCGTGCTACCTGTATTAGTTAATTTTGCTACAACTATTGGCAACAATACCGACGCGTTTATAGCGTTTGTTGCCGCTATTGGCACCGTTGCAGGTGCAATCGTTTTGGCTAAGGGCGCCATGATGTTATGGAAAGCCGCAAGCATTATTACAACAGCCGTTAACTATGCCCTAGCAACGTCATTTACGGCGGTACAAATATCGACAGGCATTGGAATTATTGCTGTAGTTGCAGGCGTAGCGGCGTTTGCTGCATACACCAAAAAGATGAACGCAGCGCGTAAAGAAAGCGATTTACTAAATCAACAAACGTTAACTACAGCGGGCACTATTGGCGCTACTGGTTCACTTATGGGGCCTAAAGGCTTTATCGGGCCTGAACTTACCGCAGACCAACTTAAAGAACGCATAAAAGCATTTAACG